TTTCGCCCGTACTTGTACGTGGGGAAGAAGACAAGGGTGTACGTATTTGGGGCTATGGTAAGATGGCCTACGAGAACCTTCTCAGCCTCGTGCTTAACCCGGAATATGGTGATATTACCGATCCAGAGACAGGTACGGACCTTACGATGACCTACGGGAAGCCTCCCGGCGCTTCGTTTCCACAGACGAAGCTCGTGCCTCGTCGTCGAAGCTCTGAGTTGTGTGAGGACATGACAGCAGAAAGTTGTGCCGAGTTGCTGGAGAGCATTCCAGAGTTCGATACGCTGTTCGAGCGCAAAACATCAGAAGATGTTACGGCGCTTCTAGATACCTTTATGAACTCGGGTGTAGAGGACCCCGAGGCGGTTTCGTCCGAGACCCAAAAGTTTGGTGGGACGACTTCTACGACCACCGACGAAGAGCCTAATGCGGTAGATGCTGCATTCGCTGAGCTGGGCGCTCTCTAGCCCCCAGCCCTCCACTCCCGCAGGGAGGCCCGGGGTCATAGGGGTCTCAAATATACAAGGGACATACATGAGCGGAAAACATTTATCCAAGCGTGCCAACTGGCAGGCCGGCGCCAGGGTAACTGGCGACAAGGGTGAGAAAACCTTCCTCAAGAAGCTAAGGAAGGCTCTTCCCAAGCACTACGAAATAAGATCACAGCCGATTTTAGAAGTCATTAAGAACAAGAGAATAAGACTGGATGGTGTTGTTACAAATACGAAAACCGGTAAAAGTATTTTTATCGAATGCAAGACCGGAACACAAGGGGGCAATGCGCATGAAAGAGTTTATAAGTTTGGTCTCCAAAAGTTAAAGAGGGCCGTTAGAAAGAAATATAATACTGCAGATGAGCCTTTCTTCTTGGTGTTTGCTGGAAGAACTTTTTTTGGTAAGCCTTTTTATATTGAAAGAAAAAACAAGAAGACAGGCAAAAAGACACGCACTCTCGTAGATCCTGGCAAATATCAAGCGGAAATGAAGGTTCTTCTAGAGAGAAAGAACTATGCAATCATGAAGCCTCGCTATGAAAACATTGCCGAGGTAGCTAAAAGGATTATGGAGCGAATATGAAACCTTTATTTATGTGGGCTGGTGGCAAAACTCGTCTTATTAAAAAGTATAAAGAGCGAGACGTTCTTCCGCGCACGATTGAACACTACGTCGAGCCTTTTATGGGCGGCGGCGCTATGTTTGTTTGGGCTTACAATCGAAATAAAAATGCAACCTTTATTCTTAATGACTACAACAAGTATATTATGAGTATTTATAGAACCATTCGGGGCGACTGTAATAACTTTTTAGCGAAGATGGACGACCTCGGGTCGCAATATCTGCCGCTCAATAATAAGAATGAAGTCTCCTACTGCCGCCTCTCGAAGCCCAACAAAGAATGTACAGGCGGAGAAAGAAAAAAGTTTTATTATAATCTTTTAGATGAATATATTCACAACCACAAACAATGGGGCGCCACCGAGGAAGACGCGGTGCTTTATTTTCTTTTAAAGACCGGCTTTAATGGGATTTGGCAGACTACCAAGGAGTCTGGAGACCGTTATGCTACTCCATCTGGCCTCTTAAATCACGACAAGAAGGTGTATGACAAAAATAACGTGCTTGAATGGCAAAAGGCTTTAAAAAACACTACGTTACTGGCTGGTGATTTTGGGAAAGTGTTGCCATATGTTAAGGAAAACTCATATGTTTTCCTTGATCCTCCGTACCGAGGGTCGTTTACCCAGTATGGGGTAGACTTTGATGATGTGTGGCAAGAACGAGTGATTAAATTTTTAAATGACTCGACAAAACTGGGTGCTTATGCTATGCTATCTAATAGAGTGGTTGAAGACGAAGAAGATGACTTCTTTGAAAGCCGCCGAGGAAAGAATGAGATACTCTACTTCGATGTTACATATACAGCCGGCCGTCGCAAGCAGGCAGGCGTCGACGAAGAGGGCAACACAATATTCGAAGCCAAGAAGGCGCGAGAAATACTAATGATTGGGAGAAACTAGTGGCAAAATCAAAATCGAAGGTAGGGACAGTATCCGTTGGAGATTTAAGATCCCTCATTAACAAGGCTTCCGGAATGGAAGTCGCGTACAACCTCAATGAGGAGAATCCAACTGAAGTCAAGGAGTGGATTCCCACAGGATCGCGATGGCTCGACAGTATTATTTGTCGCGGGCGACTGGCCGGCATCCCGGTCGGTAAGATTTCAGAGATTGCAGGGCTTGAGTCAACGGGCAAGTCTTTCATGGCTGCACAGATCGCAGGCAACGCTCAAAGCTTGGGCATGAATGTAATCTACATGGACGCCGAGTCTGCGATTGATCCGACGTTTCTGGAGCGCGCAGGGTGCAACCTAGAGACGCTTATTTACGTCCAGGTCCAGTCAGTTGAACAAGTACTTGAAACTATTGAACAAATCCTTAATAGCGGAGCGGAAAGAACCCTGTTTATTTGGGATTCGCTCGCTCTTACGCCGTCCATTTCAGACGTAGAGGGAGATTTCAACCCTCAATCGTCGATGGCGGTGAAGGCTCGCATCCTCGCCAAGGGGATGTCGAAGCTTACGATACCGATTGCCAACAGTCAGTCGACCTTTCTGGTTCTTAACCAGTTGAAGACGAACATCACAAGATTTCCTGCGGAGGCAATGACCACTCCGTATGTCACCCCGGGAGGAAAGGCAATGATTTATGCCTACTCTCTGCGCGTGTGGCTGACGGGACGCAAGGCTAAGGCCAGCTTTGTTCTGGACGACAACGGATTCCGAATCGGATCAGAGGTAAAGGTTAAGCTGGAGAAGTCTCGCTTCGGAACACAGGGGCGCAACTGTGCCTTTAAGATTCTCTGGGGTGAAAATGTGGGGGTTCAGGATGAAGAATCTTGGCTCGAAGCCATTAAGTCTTCGGAGAGTCTCAAGCGCACAGGAGCGTGGTACGCCCTGGTGCATGACGATGGTTCAGAAGAGAAGTTTCAGGGCTCTCATTGGGTTGAGAAGTTGCAAGATGAACGGTTTAGAAAGCGCGTGTTCGACATTATGGATGAAGAGATCATCATGAAGTTCGACAACCGCACAGGAAATGCAGAAGATCATTACACTTTAGACGACGAGTAACTATTTATGGTAGATGAAACTCAGCAAGCGAAGACTACGCGAAATTATTAAAGAAGAGCTGGCGGCTTTAAGAGACGAAGGTAAGAAAGCATCTAAGAGCGTGGGTGATCCGCCCTATCGTGAGCGCGGGTCCACCGAATCCCAAGCCCAACAGATGGCAGCAGGCGCTGCACTCTCGGCTCGCAGAGGCGATACGCCACCAAGCAAGTTGAAGGGTGCTTCCAAAGAACTATACTCTGGAGAGATCAGCACCAAGGATCTACGCAACTTGGCCAAGCTTGGACAGAAAGTCAAGGGCCACAAAACAAAAGAACCAAAGCATCGCAAGAGTCTGCCCGGGCATGCCACGCCCGCAAAGGATTAAACCAAATGAATCTATCTAAAGAACAACTACTACAAATCGTCAGAGAAGAGACACTAGCCGAAATCGGCGTCCGCGACGCACTCATGGGTTTAGGTAAAGCTGCGGTGAGCGGCGGCGAGAAACTGTATCGGAAGGGCAAAGAGGCCATGGGGGCCCCCCCGACTCACACTGGCGGCAGAGTCACGCGCGGCGGTTCGCAGGGGCAACGGGCCCAGGACGCTTCAGTACTAGGAGTCGATGCCTCCGAGACCCCGGCCGAGGCAGCCGGCGCCCTAGCAGCCGAGACGCCATACGGACCCGAACACAGTATATATACCGCAACCAAAGCAGCCCGCGGCGGAGGCCGCGTTACCGCTGGAGGCTCTGGCGGCGAACGTGCGAAGGCCGCTGAGCGCCTAGGAGTAGACCCGAGCCAGGACCCGGTCGATGTGGACCCGTGGGCTTTTCCTGGCGGCCCGGGCGAGCACTCACCGTTATCATCCGGCTCAAGGCGCCCTGCACTTCCCGGGAAACCGAAGCGCGGTCATCGAGGCCGCGGCGAACCGAACGAATATGGCGACGTCGAAATCGGCGAGGCCGAGGCCCCTCCGATCTTCGAACACGAAGTAGAATCTCTCACTCGCTCTCGTCTCCGCCAAGCAGTTATGGAAGAGCTTTCTGATCTTCGTGGAGAAAAGATCCTCGACGAGAAGAAGAAAAAGAAGAAGAAAAAGGACAAGGATTGGATTCAGAAAGCAGTAGATCCTGAGCATAAGGGCTACTGTACCCCTATGACTAAAAAGACCTGTACGCCGGCGCGCAAAGCCCTGGCCAAAAGATTTAAAAAAGCCGCTCGCAAAGAGAAGAAAAAGGGCGGCACCGGATGGGAAGGAAAAGTATAATGAAAAAGTTATTATCAGACACTCTAGGCTTATGTAAAGACCTAGCATTGCTTCGCGCTGATCGCGCGGTGTATGTGCTTTTGACGGCGAGCAGCGCAGCAGCTCTAGTTGTCGGTCTTGTTGTCGGCCACTGCTCTGCTTTATAGGAGAAATAAAATGAAACTCACCAAGCAAAGACTCAAAGAGATTATTCAAGAATCTCTCGAAGAGTGGACCAAGGAACAGGTTAACGCACTTCTTGCTGATCGCGACCCTGGCCCAGAGCAGTCGGAGTTTTTTGCGGGACGTCCGGATATATCCCCAGAGCAGTCGTTAAGAGAACCTTGGGACGGCATTGAAGAAAACGCAGAGCGCCTGGATATCCTATCGAATCAGCTTGGGAAGATTGCACGTGCCCTAGACATAGAACTATAAAATGAAACTCTCGAGAAAAAGTCTAAGAAAACTCCTGAGAGAGGTTTATGAAGAAGAGAGGGCGGAAGGCGCCCTCGGCCATGCCGCGGAAAAGATGGCGCAGATGCTGCAAAGAAAATATGGAGACGAGACTGCCATTAAACTTCTCACTTATGCCCTCGATATAGTACAGCCCGGGCTTTATCAGCCAAGCGACGTTGAGCGCGAAGAGTTTATGCAAGAGCCTTATCCCGGTTCAAGAAAAAGAATGTCGGGCAAAATAGATTTCAAATAACCCTTGACACCAGCAGCCTATAGTGTATACTATGGTATGGGAAAACAACGTCGTTATATCTCCTTCGCGAAGAAGGTCGCAGAGCAATCGGACTACGGAAAGTTTAGACACGGGGCTGTCCTTGTAAAAGGTAGCTCGATACGCAATGTATCGTGTAACAAGCATCGCCATTGCCATTTTGGAAAGAGGTTCCGCGAATCTCACACCGGCACTGCCACACTACACGCAGAGCTTGGAGCCATTCTAGGAATGGATCGCTCTGTTACACAGGGCTCCACTATCTATGTTGTTAGAATTAATAAAGAAGGACACCCGCGCATGAGCAAGCCGTGCCCCATGTGCGAGAGTGCCCTCAAACATGTTGGCGTAAAGAGAGTGGTCTATACCAACAGAGACGGTAAGATAGAAAACATGACTTTATGAATATATTTGTAGTTCACGAAAAACCAGATGTTGCTGCGCAGATGCTATGCGATAAACACGTTGTTAAGATGATACTAGAAACGGCGCAGATGCTATGCACCATAGCGAGCGATAGGGGCTACGCTACGCCCTACCGAGCTACCCATGCTAAGCATCCATGTACGCTGTGGGCCGGCAAGACCAAGGCCAACTGGGACTGGCTCATGGCCCATGGGATAGCCATGTGCCAGGAGTATACCAAGCGGTATGGCAAAACACACAAGACCCAAGCTGTCATCGAGTGGTGCAGCAAGCTTGAGATTGACTTTCCGCAGGAGGGGTTGCTTCCTTTTGCTCAAGCGGTGCCTTCTCAATACAAAAACGAATGCGCGGTAACAGCTTACCGCGCATATTATCATGGCGAAAAAGCAAAGTTCGCCACATGGAAGACGGAGGTTCCCACATGGTGGAGAACAGTATGAAAAGAGTAATGATCATTGATGCGCTGAATGCATATTTCAGGGCATACATTGTCGACCCCAGCATGTCCACCAATGGACAGCCTATCGGAGGCGTCAAGGGGTTCTTGAAGATCCTCCAGAAGCTTGTACGAGAGAACAAGCCTGATATGGTAGTGGTGGTATGGGATGGGCCCGGAGGATCGGCTAAGCGCAGAGCTATCGTGAAGGAATACAAGGAGGGGCGCAAGCCTATTCGTCTCAACCGCGAGAGCAATCTGACGCCGGACGAAGAAACCGAGAACAAGGTGTGGCAGCAGACCCGTCTCCTGGAATACCTTAATGAACTCCCTATCCCACAGTTTATGTTCCCCGAGGTAGAAGCAGATGATGTGATTGCCTATATTGTTCAATCGGAGAAGCTTAAGGGGTGGCAGAAAGTAATAGTTTCCAGTGATAAAGACTTCATTCAGTTGTGTGATGACGAGACAGTTTTGTTTCGCCCCATCCAGAAAGAGGTCCTTACCACAAAGAATGTTTTGGAGAACTACGGCATTCATCCGTGCAACTTTGCAATGGCACGAGCCATTGCGGGAGACAAGTCGGACAACCTCAAAGGCATCGGTGGCGCAGGCTTGCCGACTGTGAAAAAAAGATTACCATTTTTATTTGAAGACAAAGAGTATTCATTTCAAGAGGTTATAGATTTTTGCGAGAAAGCGGAGGGAAAAGTAGTATTTTTTGACCGCGTAATCGAGAACCAAAACCTAATTATAAGGAACTACAAGTTAATGCAGTTATACGACCCCAACCTCTCTAGACAAAGCAGACAGAAGGTTGATTATGTGTTTGATAACTTGGGCTATGAGTTTAATAGGACCGAGATTATTAAAATGATGAACGAAGACGGCTTTGGGGTTTTCAACTGGGACGATCTATTCGCAACCATGAATCGATTTGTCGTTGACAAAGCGCTGAAAAACTAGTAGAATCAAAAAGAGGTGAACATGGAATCGAAAGAGAAGGTAACCTTTTCACGTTATGGCAAATCGTTTCAAGAGCAGTTGTGCATGGTCATTCTAGATGACCGTCCTTTTGCAGATCAAATAGAAGAGGTTCTAGATATTAATTTTCTGGAGCTTCGTTACCTGAAACTTTTTGCTAAAGTAATATTTCAATACAGACAGAAGTACGGCGTCCACCCATCGCGCCAGATCCTTGGAACTATTTTGCGTTCCGGCATCGATGATGAGAATGAAATGACGCAACAACAGGTTAGAGAGTACTATGCGCGCGCCATGGCAGCTGCCCTAGAGAACCAGGAGTACATCAAAGACACCGCGTTGGATTTTTGCCGCAAGCAAAACCTAAAGTCAGCAATGGTTAAATCTATTGGTCTTTTACAAAGTTCATCTTTTGATGAGATCGCGCTGGTGATCAATGAATCTCTCAAGCTTGGCGCAGACAACGACGCCGGCTATGATTGGAAAAAAGATTTCGAAGAAAGATTTAAACCCAAATTCCGCAACCCTGTTACAACGGGGTGGCCCCTTATAGACGGCATATGCCAGGGAGGCTTGGGACAGAAGGAGTTGGGGGTTGTTATTGCCCCCACCGGAGCGGGCAAGTCTATGGCCCTCGTGCACTTAGGCACCCAGGCGCTCAAAGAAGGTAAGACAGTAGTACATTACACCTTAGAACTACAGGACACCGTAGTGGGATCTCGTTATGATAGCTGTCTCACAAGGATTGAGTTGGGCGATCTGACTACGTTCAAAGAAAAGGTTTACGAAGAGGTGCAAGACATTGAGGGTCGCCTAATCATCAAGGAATACCCCACCAAATCGGCCTCGACGCACACTCTTAAAACGCACCTGGAGCGCCTCCGCATGAAGGATGTTCCCATTGACATGATTATAGTGGACTACGCAGACTTGCTTCGACCTGTTACTGCGCAAAGAGAGAAGCGCAACGAGTTAGAGTCTATCTACGAAGAGCTTCGCGGGCTAGCTCAGGAGTACAGGTGTCCAGTTTGGACCGCTTCTCAGACCAATCGTTCGGGCCTCAACGCTGAGGTAGTGACGATGGAGGCTATCTCTGAAGCATTTAATAAATGCTTTGTTTCTGATTTCATCTTCAGTATTTCGAGAACCACTGATGACAAGCTGGGAAACACAGGAAGAGTATTTATCGCTAAAAATAGGAACGGTCCTGATGGTATAATATACCCACTCTTCATGGACACCAGTACGGTATCGATCAAAGTACTAGAGCCGAACGAAGACGAAGAAATTGAAGTAAGCCCCCAGGTACAGAAACAAAAGTTGGCTGAAAAATATAAGAAGTTTAAAAGAGGGAGTGGATAAATGTATACAGAAGAAGAAGTGAGAGAGGCAACCCTAACATATTTTGACAATGATGAACTAGCTACGAACGTTTTTATGACCAAGTACTGTTTGCGGGACAATGAAGGCGCCTTTGTGGAGAAAACTCCTGCCGACATGCACGAACGAATGGCGCGAGAGTTCGCGCGCATTGAGGAAAAGTTCGCCGGCAACGCTTTGACGGAGGAAGAGATCTTATCTTATTTTAAAAACTTTAAATACATTGTACCCCAAGGATCGCCAATGATGGGGGTCGGCAACAACTACGTTAATGTTTCTTTGTCTAACTGTGTCGTAGTGGAGTCTCCTCGCGACAATATTAGCTCCATTGTAGACGCCGGAAAGCATCTCGCCAATTTGTTCAAGCGTCGTTGCGGCGTGGGGCTTGACATCTCTAACCTTCGTCCTGAGAATGCACAAGTAAACAACTCTGCTAGAACCACTACAGGAGCGTGGTCTTTCGCGGACTTCTATTCTTATATATGCCGGATGATAGGACAGAACGGTCGCCGAGGAGCCTTAATGATCTCCATGGATATCCGTCACCCCGACATCGAAAAGTTTATTACCATGAAACAAAACCTAGTGAAGGTTACAGGAGCCAATGTCTCTGTGAAAATAAGCGATGAGTTTATGAAAGCAGTGGAAAACAAACAATCATTTACCTTGCAGTTTCCCGTGGATTCTGAAAGCCCCACCCACACAAGAGAAGTTCAAGCCGAACACCTATGGAATGAGATAATTGAGTCAGCAACCAGTACCGCTGAACCAGGGCTGCTCATGTGGGACAATATCATTAACAACCTTCCCGCAGAATGCTATAAAGATGAAGGATTTCGTACACTTACGACCAATCCCTGCGGCGAGATCCCCTTGAGTGCCTACGACTCTTGCCGACTAGTCTCCCTCAATCTTAAACACCTGGTGCGTAATCCTTTCAGCGAGAAGGCCGTCTTTGACTTTAACAAACTCAAAGAGATAACCTCAGTAGGCATGCGGCTGTCTGATGACCTCGTAGAGCTAGAGATGGAGAAGCTTGAAAGAATCAAAGAGGTGTGCGACACCGCCAGTGAGAAGGAACTATGGGACAACCTCCACACGGCCTGTACAAACGGTCGCCGAACGGGCCTTGGGACGCACGGGCTAGCCGACGCGCTAGCGCGGCTTGGTTTGTCATATGGTTCCAGCGACGCCGTTGAAATTGTTGAAAAGATTTACCAAACAATTCGTGACACGGCGTACACCGAGAGCGTGTACCTAGCACAAGAGCGCGGCGCTTTTCCGATATTCGACTGGTCAAAGGAGAAAGAAAACTCATATATCAAAAGGCTCCCAAAAAATCTGTCTGAAAAAATTGAGACTTTTGGACGTCGTAATATCTCTATTCTTACGAACGCACCGACTGGTTCTGTTTCTATTATGTCTCAAACTTCTTCGGGCCTGGAGCCGGTGTATCGCAATAGTTATGTTCGGCGCCGCAAGCTTTCACACAACGAGCAAGACCTGGAAGCCGACTATGTTGATGAGATGGGAGACAAGTGGCTGGAATATAAAGTATTTCACCACAACGTGCACGAATATCTAACAATGTTTAACACCGACAAGATTCCTAACTTTTTTGTTGAATCGGGAGACATTGATTGGACGCAGCGTATTGAAGTGCAGGCAGCAATCCAGAGAAGCATTGACCACTCTATTAGTTCCACCATCAATCTTCCGAAAGGCACAGATCCCCAGGCTGTAGCTGATATTTATATGAAGGGGTGGAAACAGGGACTTAAAGGGATCACGGTATATGTTGATGGATCTCGATCGGGCGTTTTACTGGAGAAGGGGAAAGAGCGGTTTCCGCATCATACCGCGCCCAAGCGGCCGCTGGAGCTTCCCTGTAATATCCATCACACCACTATACAAGGAGAGAAATGGGTAATTATGGTGGGGATTATGGACGGTAAGCCCTACGAAGTTATGGGGGGCCTTTCTAATCTTATTGAGATTCCTCGCGCCAAGGCTCAGGGCACTTTGGTTAAACACCCGAGAAAAACAATGAATGCGGTTTATGACTTGCAGATTGGAACAAACGGCGACACAGTAATAGTAAAAGACCTGGTGAGAGCGTTCGACAACCCAAATCATTCAGCGTTCACTCGGATGATATCGCTAGCACTCCGGACCGGAGCAAATATTCAGTATGTGGTGGAGCAGCTGCAAAAGGATCGCGATGCCGATTTGTTTAGTTTTGCCAAGGGTGTTTCTAGGGTTCTAAAGGGGTATATCACTAATGGAGCCAATGCTTCTGAAAAAGCGTGTTCCGAATGCAAAGCAGAGGGACTTGTATACATGGAAGGATGCGTTACATGCAAAGCCTGCGGCTATGCTAAGTGCGGATAAGATATGGCATACTCAAAGAAAGTTTTAGATCATTTTAATAATCCACGCAACATGGGTTCTCTTAATAAGGATGACGCGCGCGTAGGAACAGGGGTGGTAGGCGCGCCCGAGTGTGGAGATGTGATGAAATTACAGATCCAGGTGGACGAAAATGGCTGTATTTGCGAAGCCAAGTTCAAAACATTTGGGTGTGGATCGGCCATTGCTGCGTCGTCTCTGGCCACCGAGTGGATTAAGGGCAAAACATTACAAGAAGCCGCCGAACTTAAAAATACAGATATCGTGGAGGAACTATGTCTGCCTCCTGTAAAAATACACTGTTCGGTGCTAGCCGAAGAGGCCATTAAAGCGGCAATTGAAGATTTGGAGGGCAAGTGACAAACAAAGAATGTTCTAAGTGTCGTGAATCAAAATCGCTGAATGAGTTTCACCGGAACAGCAGCCACTCAAGCGGCTATGTGGCAAAGTGTAAAGTATGCGTGGCTGCTTATTATCAAGAGAACAAAGAGAGGATAAGCAAACTACAAAAAAAGTATTACCAGGAAAATAAAGAGGCTCACGCGGCGTGGTGTAAAGAATACCGCTCTACACGCAAAGAGTGGTTTAGAGAAATAAAGAGGGATTGGCATGCAAAAAATATTGATAAGGTTCGTGCTCAAGCCCGGGCCCGCTATGCAGCCAACCCGGAGCACTATCGTGCGGCTCGAAAGCAGTGGATCGCGGAGAATAGGGACCACTATTTGGAGCGCCGTAGAAAATATTCCCACTCAAAAAGGGGAAGATACCAGTCTTACAAATGCAGTGCACGAGATCGTACACGGCCCTGTGCCTTTGAGTTAACCTACGAGCAGTTTATCGAGTTTTGGCAAAAGCCTTGCACCTATTGCAATTCGGATATCGAGACTATTGGTTTAGATCGCATGGACAGCACAAAAGGATACATTATAGAAAATGTAACGTCTTGTTGTCGCCCCTGTAATGAAAAAAAGAGCAATCTGCCTTATGCTCGATGGTTAACTTTTGTCGAAGCCCGCGATGCCGCTCCCGCTGGCGCCAAGGTGTGTATTGAATGCTGCAATGCCCAGCCGCGCGAGAGCTTTTATAAAAATAGACAGAGGAAAGACGGCTTAACGTCGCGCTGCGCCACGTGCATTCTCGCAGACCATTACGAAGGAAAAACAAAATGACATTTATACCAGCTAATAATAACCTCTATGTTGAGGTATTAAAAGAAAACAAAGAAGAAACCGGAGTGCTGCTCCCACAAGGCTATCGCCACGCAGAAAGCCCCTTCGCCGCCGTGCGCGTTTTGGCAGCCGGAGAGGCGGGCTGGGCTAAAGGCTCTGTCTTGGTAGTGGAGGCCCAGATGCTTCAAGATATTCAATATAAGGGCAAGACTTTCACGATAGTCAAAGAAAACTACGTAGTTGGGAGCTTGTCATAGACTCCCCCGAGCTAAATACAAAAAAGTTAGTTGTTGGCTACACCTTAAAGGCTTTCCAGTTTGCTATGGCCAATAATGCCATGGTGCTGGTTAACGGTACGACGGCGCCCCATCCGATTGAAGAAAAAGAGGATGCACTGAAGTGGTATCGGTTGCTTTTTGATTTAGGCATG